ACCGATCATAAACTTCCCTTGCTCTAGGCCGGGTCTTACCGTGTAGTGTTTACCACTAGTCTGGCAAAAGAATTCTACATTTGTAAATCCAGCTTGTTTACCCATAGCCTCGAACTCAACAGGGGTGTAGTGCTTATAATGAAACTCATTAACTGGCGGTAGTTGGTGGGGTCGTACATATTCATTCGGCGACGAAACTATAAATATATTAGATTTATTTGCAGCCAAGTCGAATACACCTTGACCTAACTCTGGTGGTATGTGTTCAATAAACTCAAACGATACAACAGCATCATAGGAAGCTTGTAATCTATCTGCCTCTAGTTTTGTAAAATCTTCAACAATATAATTAATTCGTGGAGCTTTTTTTGAAAAAGACTCAAGAAAAACACCATGAGCTATCGGTGATTTATCAATACAATCTACCCCACAATTAAGCATATTGTGTAGAATGTAAGAACCATAACCAATTCCACAGCCAATATCTAAAATATCATTAGGTTTTGGCACAAGCTTTTTTATTTTCTTTACGGCAAAGTTATATCTCTCTAAATGATCTGCCCTAATATTATTAGGATCCATTATTCGTTCAGCCATCTGATGCTTTCATTCGTGTTGTCCAATATCTATCAAGTATATAATACCAACATCCATTGATACATGGTTCTACTAAAGCAACTAACCCAGCTTCAAATAACGAAGCACCAGTTAACCAGTAGACAACATTCATAGCTATAAGTACGTGACCACATGTATAAATAAAAGCTCTTCCAATACTTGTGTTTATCATGTTACAACTTTCATAATACATCCTTGTTTCCAGGATCTAGCCATCGGTATGACTTTTCTACCATATTTTTCACACCATTCGATTAAAGCTTTCCATTCTCCCTCTTCCCATTTAGGATAAGGAGATATGGGTGACGGTAATAAATCATCAAACCGTATTAATGTACCACTTACAATCTGATCATTTAATAATTCAAGAACAGTTTTAGTTGACTTATATAAATCACAATCAATATTCATAAACGATATATGTTTTGTGTGGTCTTTCTTCCATGTCGGTATAGTATTTTCAAACCAACCTTCATATAAAACTACATTTGGGACTACTTTCGGCAACTCCGACACAGCGAAGTGTCCTTTCTCTATAACTTTGTGACCCATAAACCATTGTTCAGGCAGTCCTTCAAAACTATCAAATCCGTGAAATGTAACTTTTTTATTGAGACTAGCTAAATAATTTATAGATTTACCCTCGTACACACCAAATTCTGTATAGTGTCCTTTCGGATGTTGAATATTCTGCATACAAAACTGGTACTCCATGACTCTATTGTCCAAAAGAACCATAGGTAAATATAAAAACTCTTCAGGTCTCATAAACTGCATTGTAAACAAACACTTGCATATTGTCAAATCGTTGTTTATATTGATAACACCAGTTGCATCCACCTAGTTTTGTCCTAATAAATTAGGTTTAGAAGCTTCACTTGTCTCCTACAGCTTTGGAACACTGGTATATGAAGAGAAGGGAGCGATGGTTGTGGGTTATTATCCTCCCTTCAAAGATTTAAAGCTATGACAAAGAAAAAAGTACACATTATTTATGGTAATATGACAGAAGAAGAGCTTATTGACTTGTATAAAGTTAAGAGAGAAGCGAGAATATATGGAGGAGGCGAAGAATTAAAAGAAATACAAGCTGAATTAGAGCGCAGAAGACTAAGACGGCTACAAAAACTTAACCCAGAGGAGTACGAAAAGAGAATGTTAGAGAAACCAGAAGATAATAACGTAAAAGTTCCTACATTTCGTGGACTCACAGCTATGCAAGAGAAATTTTGCATGGAATTTGCGGGACATGGGGACGAAGTCAAGGCATATTTAGCGGCAGGTTATCAACCAGACAAGAATGATGCACGAACCAGAGCCAAAGCTAGAGTAATTATGAAAAATGAAAAGGTTATGGAGCGAATCAAAGAGTATCAAGAAGAAGCTGTAACTAAAATTACATGGACAAAAGAAAAAGTTCTAGAAAGACTAGCAAAAGTTTACAATGAGGCTATGCAAGACAGTGATTTTACAAATGCAAACAAATCTATGGAACATATTGCTAAACATTTAGGTATGTTTGTGGATAAAGTAGAACAGACTGTAAAGACAACTGGCTTTGAGAGTGGTGATAAGAAAAAAGACGTGGAAAGACTGGTAAAAATTGCAGGTCTCAAAGTCGTATCGTCAAACAATGACCCTAAAAAATAATGAACCTATAAGCGACGAAGATATTGCCAAGCTTCGTCACCTTGCATTCCAAAATGTCCGTGATAATTTCTCTGGGTTCATAGAAGCCTTTGCTCCAAAGCTTGTTGCTGATTTTAAAATGGGTAAACACATAGATGTTATCAGTAAAAAACTACAACAAGTCGAAGAAGGGTCTATTAAAAGATTGATGGTATTCCTACCACCTCGTAGTTCCAAATCTTTAATATGTTCTAAACTATTTCCTGCGTGGTATCTCGGTCGACACCCTAATCACGAGATACTATCGGTATCACACAGTGATCAACTAGCCTCTGACTTTGGTAGAAGTGTAAGAGATGTGGTTAATGACCAAGACTATCAGTCAATATTTGAGGGAGTCAAGTTAAGATCCGATGTTAGAGCTGCTGGTAAGTGGCAAACAAATAAGAATGGTGTGTATGTAGCGGCTGGTGTTCGTACACAGATAGCTGGTCGTGGTGCGCATGTAGCTTTACTTGATGACGTAATGTCAGAGGAAGATGCATTTAGTGAAGCGGGTCGTCGCTACATTAAAGAATGGTATCCAGCTGGTTTACGAACAAGACTTATGCCGAATGGTTCTATTGTTATTATTAATACACGATATCACGAGGATGATATTTGTGGTTGGTTATTATCAAGTCAAGGTGACGGTACCGATAAAGCTATGAACTGGGAAGTTATAAGAATACCTGCGTGGGTTGATGATAGCAGTAGTAAAATTCTTAACTTACCCGTTGGAGAATCATATTTTCCTGAATGGAAACCAAGAGAGATATTAGAGAATGATGAAGCAGAGATTCGTAGACATAACGGTTCACGGTA